GTCAACGGACAATTTTTCTCCCCTACGGGAGTAAAAAATGCACGATCCAGAGTTCGCTCCGGTTCGGTGATGTTTACGTACATCACATACGGCCAATTCTCGTATGGCAATCCGTCCTGGTTATCCACACCAGGCAGTGGTGGTCTGACTCCACTCGAGAGTAAACTCGATGAAATCACGTTAGGAGACGTTCTCAAACCAGATTGGTGGTTTGTAAAAAATCCTCGGCGAAGGCGACTGCAGCTAGAAACGGCAGAAGAAAACCTTGAATTAACTCACGATGGCTACAACTACTTTTGACAAAGATATTGCTGTACCCGTCGTTCCAGAGTTAGAGGATCCGGCGACGAACTGTCGTCTTTACAAAGCCCGCACCAATGATCTGGTCAAGCGCGCATCGCTAACGGTAGGGGAACTTCACGCCCTCAAGATAGAACCTTTTCTCCTGAAAGATGGAACCTGTCTGGAAACCTATAAGCAAGTGAAGAAATATCTTTCGCAAGATGTTTCTGAATTGCCGGAGGTTCAGCTGGCTTTCCAGTCGATCAAGAAATTGCTCCCTGATGCATGCGAATGCATGCAGGGATCTATGCTTGAGGATCTGAAGACCCGTCTAACTCGCCCTGCTCCTACCCTCCCATCGGGTTACGTCAACTTTTGTAAAAAGATCGTTAAAGAACTTTTTCCAAATGGCTGGGATCGTAACTGGGAGACGGCAACAGCAAACTTCTCCCCCTCTCTCGGATCTTGTGTGAACTTTTCTCGTAAGTCGGGTGGCCAATTGGCTGCCCTCGCGACTGACGGTCAAGATCACTGGCGTGAGCGCATAAAGATGCCTCACGGTTCCTTGAAAGGGGAGCTTCTCCTGGTAAACTCGTCGGGTAAACCCAGACCTCTTACGAGGTTTGAGTCTGACTCGTCTTACCTCCGTCCATTGCACGGTCTGATTTATGATCAGATCTCGAAGAACCCTTGGTTGCTTCGAGGCGATGTGACGGCTGAGAAGTTGAAGAATGCCGGTTTTTCTGGGAGTAGCGAGACTTCTCTCATCTCCGGGGACTACGTCTCCGCTTCTGACAATCTCCCGATTGAGATTGCAGAACTTATTCTTGACGTGATATGGTCTAGTTCTAGACATATCCCAGCTTCGATCTTGAGGTTTGCAATTGCAGCTCAGAGACCGGAACTGACGTTTGAGCGTCAAGATCACACTATTGATTCATTTGTCCCGAGTATCGGTCAAATGATGGGAAGCTATCTTTGCTTTCCATTACTCTGTATCCAGAATTACCTAGCTTTCCGCTGGGCTACGAAGGATATGGTAACGGTGCCTCCGGCATTGATCAATGGTGATGACATTCTCGTCGAAGAGAATGATAAGTTCTTCAATCGTTGGTCGCGGACGATTTCAGACGTGGGGTTCGTAGTCGAGGAGACCAAGACATCCGTGTCTACAGAATGGGGTACAATTAATTCGACACTTCTTCGTAGAAGAGGTGGGAATCTTGTCCCTATCCAGACAACGAGGATGGGTCTCCTCCGCCGATCTAGGCATCCAGCCAACCTGGGCGCCTCCTTTGAAAAATTCGCTCGTGTCGGTGATCCTTCTCTTTGGTTTAAGAGGGGAATCACCTTCTTGAGATGGCACATCTACCTCCTTAGGTGGGGATGTGTTGCACAAGATATGAATTTTTTTGGGAGGCTCGCAAGGTCCTGTTGGAAGTATGCCTTTTCGGGAGCTCTATGGATGAGAGAAGCCTCGCTCCGGGCTTCTGATATTCCTTCATTGGAACCTGAACCATGTCCTCACAATATTGTGATGGCAGGGAACGAGTTCCAATCCTTCCCGCGTGAACAAGTCACCGCGGAAGTCGTGAAGGATATTGGGGGTTGGATGGCAACCCGGAAGTGGCAGCTGGGTAGGTCTTTTCAGGCTACGAAGGCATCAAGTCTTTTGAAGGTTAGACAGAGTCAATTCTTGTCTGGTTATCAAAAGTGGCTTGATCTTCGTACAACGAAAAGAGCTGCTAAGAACGCGATTTGGAGGTTCTTTCCAAGAGAATCACTAGGTCGTAGGACTACCCAGTTGTTTTCCCTATCTGGTCAATCGCGATGCGGTTTTGGTCGGTCCTGGTGGACCCGACCCGAGAAGTGTACCGATGTTCGGGTACCAGTCGAGTTATGTTTAAAGCATAACCTGGTCCCACAACACGTCTCGGTGGACGTTGTCATTAGTCGGCGTGATAATTCCCTGTTCGGTAAGGGATTTAACATGCTCATGAACTCTTCTGCACGTGAGGAGAGGATGAGGCGAATTGTCGCTGACTATGACGCTTTGTAATGACGGCTTTGTTCGTCGCCGTCGGAAGGGGGGAAGGATAGAGAGGGCGCTCGTATCTAGTAACGGGATACTCGGCCTGGAGTGGTCATGGCGATGGACACTGGTCAACGGTAGTACTCTTACCCAAAGATGGGGAAGTAACGTTCTTGACTGATGGGGATGTCCAATATTTGGTTTTTCAACCATGACAGCGGAGAGTGTTGTCTTAAGGATGCCTAACTGTGAAAACAGTCGTTGTAAGACGAGAAGGTCCCTTAAGGGCGAGTCATGCGGTAAAGATGAGGGAAATGTAATAGTGATTGAGGTGAAGAAGTTGAAGTGACATAGATGGGTAATTGAAGCTCTACGGGGTATATAGCCTGGGAATTCCGGCCTTCGGGACGGTTGTGATCCGTTATATACTCGTTGTATCTTTTTCATTACGCCACTTTCCCTCCTTCGTGAGACGATTAAATTGCACACTTAACTGTGCAAGCCTCGTTCTCTATTACATTCGGCAGAGACATTGTCCTCTGCACTCGGGTACGCAATCATCCCCCTATATGGGACATAAATGGCTTGGTCTTTTGGTGATGCCTCGCAGCGATTATCGCTGGCAGTAACCGTGAAGCAAAATTAAGACACACTTGAAGTTGGAAAAAGAATATTGGTCTTAACCATCGGAGCGAAAAGAAGCTTCGATATCGGCGGATAGAGAACGATGGAGTCTAAAGATAACATCGGACACCGTTTTCCATTCATCAATATACTCTTCCAGTCGGGTATTGTCTGGCGACAATGACGACTCTTTATTTTTCGGGACGTAGGCTTTACCTGCCGAACCCGTGACCCCTTCCAGG